TGGAGAACCATAAGGTTCAAACTCACGTTGTTTCATCTCGACAAGATCATTGACAGTAGGTCCAATCCACATACCTCGTGACCGTTCAAAACGAACAGTGACAGTAGAAATGTTTTTGAACTTACTCTGCTGCGTACCACGGTAGGGGATACTTGATTCAGGATCAAGAGTTTCAATCTCAGACGTGTATGGCAAACCTACATGAACTCGGCTAAAATTACGAGGGAGGGTGAGTTCTCCATAAGCTGATACGGTCAAGTCCTTAATAACGTTTCCGTCAGCCAGAACATTTACAAGTGTATTAGGGAGTTGGTGAAGACCTGTAATGATAGATACTGCCTTCCTTACTTCCCCACCGCTGACATAGGCTTGGAACAGCGTTGAGTCAACAGCCACACCCGTATCTTTATTAACGAGAGTAAAAGTGTTAGTCGTTTTATTATCAACGATAAATCGTTTCTTGTTCAACTGATCCGGCTGAATATCATTACCATAAACATCCTCAGTCGTAGCCCATACAATACCAGTGATGTCTACTTCATCATCATCTACAAAAGGATGACCTGTAACAGTTAGGACGCCTGGGCTTGCAAGTGTGACCGCTGAGATTGTACTGGGTGAGTCTAGGGAAAGTCCTGCATCAACAAAGAAACAATCTTCAACATCTTCGAAATCACGGTCATGCGTTCGCTCAATAAAACGAACAGTGTTACCATTAATAACACGCTTGACAACTACATAGGCTTCTTTACTCGTTGAGTTAATGCTAGGACGAATAGCAGCAATACTCTCAAAGCTGCCTTCTGTTTCCATAGTGGACCAACCAACTACAGATTGTTCCTCATTAAAAGTTAAGACATTGAGGTTTCCATCACTCATTATCATATAGATAAGGGGCTCAGGCGCTTCAACAAATGCCCAATCTACTGATGTTCTATTACGAAATAGATGCGGTACAAGGATGGATACTTCAGAAGCAGAATAGGCGTCATCCTGGAATGTATACCCAGAAGCCCTAACCTGTGTCCCTGTCTCTGAGATAAACAAAACCTTATTGCCAATTACAATAGGAGGAATCTGAGAACAACCCCAAGAAGTTTGTGGCTCCTGTGAAATAGTAGAGATAGAGAATCTAGAATCTCCAGAGCCTGAACGGAAAGCCCATTCAGCACCACTTGTAAATACAAGCAAATCACCAAGAGAAACATAATGTCTAATCTCGTTAATCTCACGAGAAGCAACAGTCGTCGTAAATCCATCCGTTTCTGTTGCCGGCGAGCGACGGCTAAAGTTATTAGCACTGCCAATAACAGAGAACCAGGAAGTATCTGGCTTCTCTGAACTACCGCCCATAACAGAACGCTGCTGATGAAATGCAACTGCGCCTGGTTTATATCCATCCAGAATAAATGGCTCTGTAAATGTTGGAGGAGTAATTGATGTATCAGCTAGGATACCTGTATCCAAGAATGAACTACCAGCAGAAGATCCAATCCAACCCATCACACCTGCATCGAGCTTATAGATGCTATACCTGACAGCGTCATCGTTACCCGTCCATGTGATAGTAACACCTGTGCTATTAGCACTCGTTGTAAAACATGGGGTCACCGTACCAGCAGACGACCAAGTTGTAAAGTTTGTTGTATCTTCTCCACGAAGTTCAAAGGTAGTTGTTGCCTTATTAGCAACAGTGAACCTCCTGTTATTCAACTCCGTCATACCGACAATAGAAGTAATCTCGACAAGATCGCCATTGACTAGACCGTGCGCTCCTGTACACGTAACAACACCGGGGTCTGCTTTAGTGATTGCACTGATTGTAGAAGCAGCAGGAGCAACACCAATACCCTGAAGGCTCTCTTCCTCATCTTCTGAGTGAGCCGTTACAGTGTAGTATGTTGCAGCACCAGACCCACCAGAAGCAGTCACTGCTGTTGGATCTGCAATCGTTGGAGAGAATGCAATTTCAGCTAAAGCCCAGCTCGCTAGAGCAGATCGCTTTAGAGTTCTAGGGTTATGGTCTGGATGTACAATTGTCAGTGTGTCAGCAGTCTGTGCAAATTTCAGAAGGGGGAGTTCTGCTGTAAGATAAGGAGAGGAAACTTCATAAATCCTAGATGAAGTACCAGCGGACCCATAAGTGCCCATGCCAGTTCCATCAACATTGCCTCCAGAATAAACATCTTGTAGAGCAAAAGTATGTGTTGACGAACTGGCAACCTTAAATCGATTACCGTTAATCTGAGTCATACCTACAACGCCACTGATGTAGACTTCATCCCCGTTACTGTATCCATGAGAAGATGCTGTAACCACAATAGGATTAGCATTGGTTGTACCAGAGATGGTCTTCGCTGCTTCAGTAATATGAGCATCATTACGAATGAATCTAATATACTGATTTCCAAACTCAAGGATATGTGTATCAGTAGATTTGAACTGGAACTCAACTAGACGAGGGGCAGAGGCTTGGTCTTTAACAGGGCCAATGAATTGAAAACCAGGTCGATTGGAGATCCCACCAAACTGATGTACAAACATATTGTTTGCTCGACGAAGACTATTCTGATAGAAATCGATATTAACCCTGCCATACAAGGCTGGGCCAATTTCTCCTCGCGAGAAAGAAGACTGAATAACTTTAGTCATTATCGACCCCTAATCCATTCTGCATCTCGTGGCGGAGCCTGTACCTCTTCGTTCCCATTACGTGCGGCAGCAATACGAATAAAGCCAATGTACTTCTGTAGCATTGCGTCTTGAATCTGTGGGGAGTTTGTAAGAGGCATAGCAATGTAATGAGCCAACAGATAAGAGAGCCCAGTGATGAATGTAGTGGAGAACAAATTCACTTGAGTGGCGTTGAACGTATAGTTCATCTGAGCATCTTGAATGTTAATCAACACTGTCTCAGTCTGACCATCAAGGCTGTTCTCAATACGGTATGGGATTGCATCTACATCAGGTCCAGATGGATTAACAATCTCTCGTACAGATATACAGTCTGCTGGACGTTGGTAACGATAGCCCCATAGCACAGGCGGTGCATCAGCGTGTAAAGCAAGGGTGATTGTTTTTCGTGCAAAGTTCCAATCTGAACTCTCTAAGACTTGTAGGCGCGCAAAGTCATACCAAAGATTAGTAACGCCTGCCTCAGTACTAAGTTCACTGAAGCTCTGAATCGTTCCACTGTTTCCAATGTTCGACAAAGCCAGGTTCGCAATACGAACATCGCTCATAGCACCGAGATAGGCCATTTTTATTTACCCTTCTTTGTCTTAGACGGCGTAACCTTTTTAGCTACGGAAGGAGGTGGAACACAGAAGCTGTCTTCTTCTTCCTCAACTACCTTCTCTTCTTCGACCACCTTCTCTTCTTCTTCCTTGTTATAAAGAATTTCTGCTCCTTTAGGAAGATGATCTTTCAATTTTACATCAATCTCATAAACGCCTGCTGTATAGTAATGACCGCTCATACGTCCACCAGCAGTTCCTAGAGGAGAAGTGGGAGCGAACCATGGGAAACGTAGTTTAACTTGCATCAGTATATCCAATCTGTTTAACACAACCCACATAGAAACAGGGGAGAGGCCCTATCACCTCCCCCCCTTATCTATTATCAGTTAGAAGCGTCTGCGTAAGCCTTCCAACCAATCGGATCCATCGTCAAGAAGGCGTTAATAGCGCCTGCCGTGACCGTGGTGGAACCAATGGTTGCCAGAACACCGAGGTAGCGTTCATAAGGAACACCTTCCAACGGCAAGGCGACAACAACTGGGTAACCGCCAGCATTAAGTTCTGGCGAGTTAGCCGCTACATCATCAGTAATAAAGTCATGCGACTGATAATGGATGGTAGCCGTCCCATCCGTTGCAATAGCTGCCGCAGCATCCGAAGCAAGGGTGAACACAATCGTACCAGCAGCGCCGCCAGTGATGACCTCAGTGTCAACATTGATGACAAGATACATAGGATCACCGTTGCCAATGTCCCGCTGTACAGCAGACAGGTCGATGACATCACCGATAAGAGCAGTACCTGCACCTGCGGCAACGCTCACTGCGTCCGCAAATTCAAGGGTAGAGTCAAGAATAGCCATTATTTATTCTCCTATTTCTTTAGGTTACGAGACGAGAGCTTCGTCAGCAGAGAGGGCGTCAACACGACGCATCGGGATGCCATTGAAGCGTTCAGTCCAACGCTTGTCACCTGCAACAGTCTCAGACTCTGCATAAGACGAGAGACCCATAGCAGCCTTCTGACGAGCAACCCAAGAAGCAGTATCTCGGCTCATATAGAACGATGCACGTCCAGCATTAAGGTTAGGAATAAGACGCATACCCTGGAACATCAGGTCAGGCAGGTTAGCGCCGGAAGCAAATGCACCCGAAGTGAACGTAGCAGAGAGAGCACTCTTGTCGATGTTCGGGATACGAACAACATAGCGCCAATCACGAAGGGTGAGACCAACGTCCCAACGATAGTGAGTACGGTATGCTTCATAGCGGCCCGTGTTGGAACCGTCACTAGCATCTTCAACAGTGACCTGACCCTTGTCAGTAACCTGCAAGCCAGCCTGACTGCCCTTCGGTACAATACCGTGACACGTCTGAGGACCCCAGACAACCAGCCAGATCGACGAGTTGTCCGATCCAGAGCCACCACCAACAATAATGTTGTCAGCATTCTCAGCAGAAAGGGAATTAAAGCGTGGGCTGAAACCAGTAAAGGCTTCAGGCTCCGTACCCTCATTGCCATAGAACAGAGTGGACGCAACCTTCTGGTTCATACCCTGAAGGAATGCACGGTCTTCCTGGAATCGGAAAGCAGCAGCATTACCATTGAGGTCAGCAAGTGCCTTATCAATTTCTGCATAGGCTTCCAGCATACCAGTATTGTCGGTAATCTGAACGGTCGAGCTTTTCTGCTGCTTGACACCTTCATACATCTTACGGAACGTAGGGGTCGGAAGACCAGTACGGATCGTAGTGCGGTTGCCCGTAGGAAGGTTACCTTCAATCCAGGACATTTCATCCAAGATCTCATTGTCTTCCGACAGTACTTCAGCGACCATGGCAATCTTGCCATCGGGGTCCGTTGCACGAGCGAGGTCGAGCATCGTAGGGTTAAGACTAGAGAGAGTAGCCATTTGTTGTTAGCTCCTGTTAATTCATGTCAGGGAAGAGAACTTTAGCACGGTCCACTGGGGCCGAGGTGTTAGCTCCTTCCACCATTACTTTATCTTCCTTGAGCGTCTTGCCAACTCGATAGAGTAGACGAATAAACTCAGGGTGGTTTCCCATTCCCGTAAGTTCAACAGCCTCAGATAATTCTGGGGTGCCAAACTTTTCAAGGGCCTGTTTAGCGACACCGAGGTTGGCAGAGAATTCCTTGCCACCAATCTCTTTGTCTTTCTTAGTTTCAGACTGCCACTCATTCTTGAGGGAAGTCCAATTTTCAGCAAGCGCCTCGACGTTTGAGGTTTGGAGATCAGTTTGCATATTGATAAGAAACTGAGCTTGGTCTTGAGTCAGGTTCATGTCCTTGGCTGCTTCAGAAAAGCGACCAGAGAATTCTTCTGACAGTTCAAAGCCTTCAGGTAGATCGAAAGCTTTGTAGGCTTCAGGAGCGCCTTCCGTCTTAGCTACGTCAGCTTTACTGTCCGTATCCTTTGCGGGACTTTCCTTCTCCACTGCCTCGTCAGTCGGTTCAACTGATTCGGAGGCAGTAAGCAGTGTACTGTTGTCTTCTTCTACAACAGGCGTAGTGTCAGCACCATCGGTGTTGGTCTCGGTGCTGGCTTCTTTTTCTTCACTCATTAGTGCTTGTCCTTGTTATTGTTTTCGGCACTCATTTTGGCATAGGCATTTGGAACTGTAGCAAGGATGTCTTCTAGCATTTCCAATCCTATTGAACGTTTGCCTTCATTAAAGAATGTGGTACTGTTTCCAGTAAAAGAACTTTTATAAATTCCACAAGATGTCAAGAGTTTCCAAACGTAATTACGTCCAGACTGAGTTTCTAGAACCTGTTTAATATCTTCAGATTCACCTTCACGTTTAATCTGTGCTCGTGTTTTCTTACGCTTGACGTGAGCAGGATCACCTGCATCGTACTTTGGTTCGTCCGACAATTTATTTCTTCTCCTTCTGTGTTATGATGGGAGGAGTAGTAGACCTGTCACACACACACGTAGGACAAGGTGGTGATTTAGGTACTTCACATGCTTTCTTTTTACTGCGCACTAGCGTCCGCCAATCCAGCTCCTACATCAACAGCGTTCTTGGCAGC